GTCATCGTCCTAGCGATGTGGTTGAGCATAGACACAAGCTTGATGGTGGGCTTGTGATTGAGATCGTGCGTAAGGAAGTTTCGACCATGCCGCTGATTGATATGGAAGTGGAGCAATAAGATGGCGTTTGTCGCTGGTAGATCGCTTGTGCTTGGTGCTGGTGCGATTGTTCAACTGCCATTCGCGCAGGATATTAGTATGAACGCAGGACCATTCACAATGTATTCGCATATGCGTGTGCCCGGTGGGACGACGTATACGTTCGATAATGGCGTAGTGCAGATTGTGCCTGCTACGACTGATAGTGTGATTGCAATTCCTGTTGGTGCGACGACTGTTGTTGCCACCGCTGCGTCCACAGTGCAGTTGGGCCAATCGCGTTGAGTACTAAGCGATACAAGATTACCGAAGGTGGTATGCATGACCTGTTCCACCAGAGCAGGAAGAAGGTGCAGTTTATCGGTGGTGGATTTGGTAATGGTAAAACCGCCGCGACTTGTATCAAGGCGTTGAAGCTATGCAAAGACTACCCAGGGTGCAATGGTCTGATAGCACGTTCCACTTATCCCAAGCTGAACGACACAATAAGGCGAGAGTTCTTGCAGTGGTGTCCTACTGCGTGGATCAAGCGTATGCCGAGCCGGGACGAAAACACGTTGCTGTTGAAGAATGGCTCAACAGTGAACTTCAGGTATGTTGCACAGCAAGGGAAACAGACCGAGGACTCCAAATCGAACTTACTTTCAGCCACCTACGATTGGATTGTGGTGGATCAGCTAGAGGACCCTGAGTTTAGCCATAAGGACTTCATGGATCTCATGGGTCGTTTACGCGGTAATACTGAGTATATGGGTGATGATTCTAATATGCCTCGTGTTGGGCCCAGATGGTTCATGGCTACGCTAAATCCTACACGGAATTGGTGTTACCGTGAGATTGTAAAACCGCTGCATGATTTTACTGAACGTGGTGTTGTAAATCCCAAGTTGCTTTGTGAAGTCGGTGATAATGGTGAGCCGTTGTTGGTGGATGGCAGGCCGATACCACTGATCGAGTTGTTTGAGGGCAGCACGTATGAGAATGTGGAGAATGTAGGTGAAGACTACATTCGCGGTATGCTCTCGACGTATACCGGATCGATGCGTGATCGATTTGTGTATGGTAAGTGGGGTGCATTGAGCGGATTGATATATCCGCAATTCGATGAGACCGTGCATACGTTCAAGCATGAAGATGCACGCTTGTATCTGAAGCAGATGCGCATGATGGGCTATCAGCCGACGTTCATAGAAGGCTATGACCATGGCCTGTCACGGCATAGTTGCTATGGGTTGTTCTTCGCTGATGATGACAGCAACATCATCCTGCTGGATGGATTTCGTGTAGCCGAGTTGCCTGTTGCTGGTGCAGCTAAACTGATTGCGTCGATACGTGCTGAGTATCGTATCGATGATGATGAATTAGAGCCTGTGTTTGCTGATCCTGATGTGTTCAGGCGCAAGACTGGTAATGCACGCACTGTTGGTGAGACGGTTGCGAACATGTTCTTGGAAGAGGGCATCAAGATGCAACGCGGTAACAGCGACATCAATGCTGGTATCGCGAAGAACTGGCAGTATCTCACGCCATTGGCGATGCATGAGAACCCAATCAATGGTTTCCATATGGCACCGCATTTCTACGTGTCAGACAACTGTCAGTGGTTCATTGATGAGATTACGGAGTATTACTTTCAACGCGACGGGAGCGATGAGACTACTGATAAACCTGTTGATCGTAATGATCATGCTATGGACATGTGGAAGTATGCGATGAGTAAGCGTCCACGGTTGGCGCGGTATACTGGTAAACCAGATCAGGTTCCCGCATGGATGGCGTGGCATGAGATTGAGCGTGCTCAACGGAGTGGACCGAAAGCGAGGCACAAATGATCGACCTACTCGTATCACTGCTTATTCTCATAATCGTGTTTGGCCTGATCTATTGGGTCATTACACTTATACCGTTGCCTGCACCGTTTGCACAGATTGCACAGGTTGTGATCGCAGTGATCTTGTTGATCATACTGCTTAGCATGGTGGCTGGTATTACGCCTCCACTTGGTAGGTGGCGTTGATGCCCGGTGGTAACAACTTCGATGATATCATTCGGCAAGCATTAGCTGAAGGCTATGCCAAGAACCTGCGTCCGTCTGATGAAGTAGAAGATCGTCATGTTGTCGATCCAACATGGTCGCCAAGCACGTATGTGGATGAAGCATTCAGGCTTATTGAACGAAGGCTACCCTGGAACCAGAAGCGTGCATATCCTCCTGTTTCTGATTACGAATTACCGCCCGAATACGAACAGCCTTCAGACACATATGTGCGACAGGATGTTATCAATCCAGCATTGCCATACAAATAGGACACGATAGATGAGCGGTAGCTTTGAACAAGATGATCCACAACTTGAACTCGATACGGGTGTTGATCCGCTAGAGCAATCGCTTGTTCAAGCAGATGTTGGTCTGCCTGCTGAAGCGGAACCACCTGCTGTGTATAAGGCAATGCCTGACTCGCGCATACCTGTAAGCAGTAAGCGTGGTGGTATATGGCGCAGTCGTAGAGATGCAAGTCAGAAGGGCATGAAGGATCTGATCGATGCATGGGATGAAGCTATTCGTTACTATAACCATGATCAGTCTGATCACCGTGATGGCACCGACGCTAATGTTGCTGGTAATCGGCATGTGGCTCGCAGGCTGAACGAACGCTTCTCGTCAACCGAGAACATCGTGTTCTCGAATGTGAATGCGCAAATCCCTGAGTTGTATGCGAAGAACCCAGTCGTCGAGGTAACAGCACGACCGGATGTTGATCCAACCAAGGATGAACGTGGTGATGCATTCGCACGTGCGATTGAGAAGTTGATCAATGCGCTGTTCCGAATGAAGAACATTCCAGGTGTGAACATTAAGCCAAAAGCTAAGCGTAACGTTATCGTTGCGTTGCTGACGAACAATGCATGGTTTGAGATTGGGTATACGCAGAAGGACAAGAGCAGTGAACAGGCTGCCATGGATTTGCAGCAGTTATCGGATAAGCTTGCTGCTGCGAAGGATGACAAGGAGATTAGGGAAGTTGAGGCTGCGCTTACTGCGTTAGAAGAGAAGATCGAGTTCTTGCAGCCAAGTGGTCCGTATGTGCGTATCCGTTTACCACATCAAGTATTGGTTGATCCGAATAGCAGTGATCCTGCTGGTAATGATGCCAACTGGATGATGGTAGAGGATATGCTGCCGACTGAGTATATCAATGCGATATATGGCGAGAAGGATGATGATAAGGATGAGGTGAAGTCGATATTCGAGCCGACGCATGTGCTGACTGGCGGTGGTGGAGATGGAGACGATAAGGAGTTCTCGCTGTTCTCGAAGAAAGATAATGCGTATAGTGCATACGGTTTCGATAGTGCTGATCAGTTTGATAAAGCATGTATGACCAAGATTTGGTATGTGTGGGATAAGGTTACACGCCGACTGGAGATGTATGCTGATAACGACTGGAAGTGGCCGATATGGGTATGGGATGACCCGTATGGATTGCAGGGCTTCTTTCCTCTGACCAAGTTGTGGTTCCATGAGAATCCTGTCGCTATGTATGCGAAAGGTGAAGTCAGCTACTACCTGGATCAGCAAGATCAGATCAACGAGATCAACGATGAGAAGCGACGTGCGCTGTTATGGGCACGACGCAATATCTTTTATAATCCCGATACGGGAATTACTCAGGAGATTGCAGACAAGATATTGAAGGGACCGGATGCAACCGCGACACCGATCAAGTTGCCTGAAGGAATGAAGGGCACCGACGCGATCTTCAGCATACCGCCGCCAAGCACTGCGTTTGCACCGCTATTCGATAAGAAGGACTTGTATATGAGCGTGGATCGCATCGCAGCCACGAATGAGGTGGAACGCGGTGGTGAATTTAAGACCAACACGACGAATAAGGCCATCGATTACTATAGCACGCAAGGCAACATGCGCATGGACATGCGTCTGGATGCGATTGAGGATGCACTTGGTGATGTTGGTTGGAAGTTGGCGCAGCTTTGCTTGAAGTTCATGGACGCGCAAACGGTGTTGGAACTGACCGGCCTGGATGTCGCGGAGTTCTGGCGGCCGCTGGATAATCTACGCGATTACAGTGCGTTTAGTGTGCAAGTGGTAGGTGGTAGCACACAGAAGTTGACCAGCCAGCAGAAGAAGCAGCAGGCTGTGCAAATTGGACAGGTTATGGCGCAGTATGTGCGTGCTGCTCCTGCCAGTGCACTGAAGGTCTCGTTGAAGATGATGAGCGAGGCATTCGATGAGTTCGTTATTACGAAAGAAGACTGGGATAGCATAGCTGCTGAAGTGCAGATGATGGCTCAGTCTCAACAAGGTGGAGCACCAGGGCAACAACCTCCTGTTGGTAATGGTAGTGCACCACCGCCAGATGGTGCTATGCCTAGTCAGGGTGCACCGCAGGCAGGTGGTGGTATGCAAGTAGCTGCGCAGGTCGTGCAAGCGTTGCAACAGCTACCACCGCCTGTTCTACAAGCTATTGGTAATGCACTGCAACAGGGCATTCCACCAGCCGAGATATTTAGGCAAATGCTGCAAGCACAAGGCAGCACACAACAGGGGACAGCAGCATGAGCGGATCGACAGAAGATACAATCCTTAGCGGTATACCCGACATCCATGATGACGTGGAGACGGATAGTGGTAGTGCGCCTGATAGCGGTGGTAGTGATAGTGGTGCGCAGACAAGTGCATCTCCCACTGGTGCGCAGACGAGTGCTGCCCCGGATGGTGCACAACCACAGCCGACAACGCCAGTTCGTCGCAGGCATGATGGTTTGGTTGAGGTTCCGAATGCTGAACAACCAAACACGCGCGATCTTGTTGATCCAATCAGTGGAAGAGTTGTAGCCAAAGGTGGTATTGAGCGTCGCGTGTATGAGGAAGGTCAACGCCATGCACGTGAGAACAACCAACTGAAGCAGCAATTGCAGCAAGCAACGCAACGACTTGGTAGCGTTAATCAGGTAACGCAAGAAGCGCAACGACTGAATGTGTCGCCACAGGATCAGGTGGTTGCCGTTCAGATTATGGCTGAGTTTATGCGTGATCCAGTGAAGACGCTAGAGTCGCTGGTCGCGGAAGTGAAGAGCAAGGGCTATCCGATCCCGTTCCTGGAACAAGGTGTTAGTCCCGGCATCGACATGAATGCTATTCAGCGCATGATCGATAGTAAGATGCAGCCGTTGACTGAACAACGCGAACAGGCACGTGCGCAACAAGAGGCGCAACAACGTGCACAGGTCGATCTCGATACCTTCCTCGGTGAGAATGATGAGGCACATCAGAACCTTGACGTTCTGTCCGAAATGCTTCAGGCTCAGCCTGGATTGTCCCTCTCCAGTGCCTATACCAAGATGATTAGGTGGGCACACGAGAACCAACTCGATTGGACACAACCGTTGAAGCAGCAAATAGCTGCACAACGGCAGCAGCCTACACCTCAGCAGACGCAGCAACCGGCACCAACACGTCCACTACCAGGTGGTCGTAGTGTGCAACAACCAACCGCACCCGTAGGTAACGGCGCGGTTACGCAGCATAACGAGAATGCATCCTGGTCTGATATCATCAGGCAGTCGATGCAAGAACATGGTGTCAACTTAAACTGATGAGGTAGGCTATGCCTGTTGGAACGATTATCCCCGCTGTCGCAGATGTTCTGCACAGCACACTGAGTAAGTCACGACGCAAGTTGGTAATGGCTTCGATCAAGTCGAATGCGTTGATGGCATGGGTGTTTGCTAACGACCGTGTGGAGTATGAGGATGGTGGTTACAATATTACCAATCCGCTCGTCGTCGGTCGCAACCCGAACATCACGTCGTATAGCTACTATACTCCCCTTCCCGTCAACCAAACCGATGAGTTCGACACGGTTGAGTATGGATACTCGCGCGTTGCCGGATCAGTCATCATCAGTGACCAGGAGCAAGACGAAAACAACGGTGCTGCTGCCATCTTCAAACTGATGAAGGAGAAGATGAATGTCCTGGAGGAATCTATCAAGGATAAGTTTAGCCAATATCTGTATGCTGTTGGTGGCGGCACTGATCCTCTCGGCTTGGGAAGCCTTATTCCCACGAATCCAACTACCGGCACTCTGGGTGGTATTAATCGTGCTACTCAGCCTCAATGGCGCACTAGTGCTTACGTATTTGGTGGAGGTCTGGACAGCACGAATATTGAAGAAGTGTTCGACGACATTCTCATGGACCTTACACTGAAGGGTGATAAGCCGAGCATCATTCTCGCTGGTCGTAATATCTATCGCATGTATAGGCAAGCTGTGCGCGATAAGCTGACCATCCCGCTCAGTGAGGGTAAGGCTGGTAAGCGCATGTTCGACCTTGGGTTTGAAGGCGTGATGCATAACGGTGCACCGATCATGTATGATGAGGATTGCCCCGTGAATTATGCATACTTCATCAACGATAAGTATCTGCGTTTGCACATGCTGCGTGGTGTGAACATGAAGGTCAAGGAACTTATCGCACCATGGAACGTGGATGCAGTAGGCAGTCGTGTGGTGTGGCAAGGTCAGTGGTGCCTGTGGCGTGCATTCCGCACACATGCCGTGTTGACCAACTAGGAGATATAAGATGGCTGTAGAACCGAAACGCGACGATAAGCGCGACGAGAATAAGATTGATCCCGCACCGCCGAGAGCAGGACCGACCGAAGAGGCACCATCGTTTAAGAACGCTGGTGAGGATGAGACTAAGCCTGGACAACGTGAAGTTATCAGTGGTTCACCTGAACATGTGCAACTGCTCATGGCATACCCGAATGCTACAAGCTATGCATTCGATGTGAACATTGTGCCTGCACCTGAGCCACAGACATCGGATGTGCCGTCTACGCAGAGCCAACCACCTGTAGATGATCGTGTGCCTGAGCATATGCCTGATAAGCCAGAAGGCAATGCTGGTCTGTTACCAAGCAGGCCAACGCCTACGCAGAGCGCGGCTGCACATGCCGAAGTGAAGCCGGATGCTAATAAGCCAGCGGATAAAGGGGATAAGAAGTAATGCCCCAATCCAACTTGGATTTTAAGCCGTCGTTCCAAGTCGAGAAGATTGCTGGTAAATTCTGGCGTATGGTCATGCATGTCGAAGAGGACATTCGTAAGGTTGGTCCGTTGCAGAATAAGGAAGTGATCACGCGCAAACTTGTTCCTAAGAAGGAAGAGTTTGAGGATGGTTATATGATCTACTTCCCACAAGGTCATAGCCTGTTCGTGGCTGCTGATGATAATGAGCAGTTGGCGCGTATCGGTGTGCATGGTCAACCACGCTTGGTTGATATGAACAGTGGTGAAGAGGTGCCAGACAACATGGTGTTGACACCGAAGGAGATCGTGGAACGTAAGCAGTTCAACCGTCCACGTGCTGGTGGCACTGGTGGATTGACTGAGATCATGGAAGGAAATCTCGATGCCTAACCTGATGGCTAATGCTACTAACTTCCCGCGTCGCATCTCGATGTATGTGCCCGCGATGATGTATAGCGCGGACGTGAACTACAACGGTGAGACACGTGTCAACTTCGGTGCACCGACTGCGGCTGTAGCGAATGGCGTGGCGAATGCAATCAACATTGCTGCTACTGGTCAGGCTGACCTTAGCAGTGTTGTACTGCCTGAGATGTATGGTCGTAACATTACGGTCGTAGCCAGTGGTGCTGCTGCTACTGCCTTTATCGTGTATGGCTTCGACTATCTCAATCAGGGAATTGCTGAGAGTTTCACGCTCAATGGCACGACGCCTGTTGTTGGGAACAAAGCGTTCAAATCGTTCAGCTACGTGACGTTCACCGCGACTGCTGCAACGGTTAACATCGGCACTGGTGCTAAGCTAGGTCTGCCATACAAGAGCATTCGCGCAGTGTATGAGATTGCGAATGGTGTGCTTGCTGCTGCTGGCACACTGCAGGCACCGAGCCTTGTCGATCCTGCCACGCTGACCACGACTGATCCGCGTGGTATGTATACGCCAACCACTACGCTGAATGGAGCAAATATCATCAGTGCAGCATTCAACATGCTGAATGATGTGAACACCGCGAACCATGGTGGTTTGCACGGTATTCAACAAGCTGCTGCATAGCACTTGTTGGATGGCAGGCGGTGTAGTGTTTTCCCCAACCGGCACTACACCGCCGCACATCTAGGAGCATGATATGCCAGCAGTGGTCAGCGACATTGTAAATACTGTTATTAATGAGTTGTCGCAGGTTCCTGGTATAGCGACGCAGATTTATAGTGCAGGTAGAATACAACAGCATGTGCAGGATGCGTTGCTGCTTGAGTTGGAAGAGATGTGGTGGCCTGACTATATGTGTTATCTCGGGCCTATAGCGTTGGATGGCACAACTGGTAGCTTGACGCAGGACCTTGTAGGACCGCTCGCTACCATCACAGAATATAGAGATATAGCTGCGGTGTTCCCTGAGAACAGCAACCGCAAGCTGCGTGAGTTGCCGCAGAGTATCAATCCGATGCTGCTAACTGGTGGAACTGGATCGTTTTATATAGCACCAGATTATACAACGGCTGCTAGACCGTTTAAGGTGTTCCCAAAGAATAGCACGACCAGTGTTGTGGTGTGGGCCAGACAACGACCTAAGCTGCCACTTGCGCAGAATGATAAAGTGTATATCGATCCGCTGCTGTTACAGTTTGATGCGTGTTGGATGTATTGTGTGGATGATGGTACGATACCAGCACAGGTTAATAAGTTTCAAGTGTTAGCACAGAATAGGAGACGGATGGTTAAGGCTGGTTATAGTCAGCATCCACTTGAACTTGATCCGCGTTATCCAACTGAGGATACGTTTGGTGGAATGGATGATTCGTTCTTTGTTCTGGATCAGGACCCACTTGCATGAGCACATCGTTTACACGAGGTGAAAATCCGCTTCGTGCGGATAAGTTGAACCAAGCGTTTAGCGAACGTGTATCGCGTAATGGCGACACTATGACTGGTATGCTCAAGTTGTGGCGTGATCCTATTGATCCGTTTGATGCTGCAACTAAGCAGTATATTGATCGAAACTCTATTCCACCAATTGCACTTGGTGATACTCCACCGAACTCTCCACCGAGTGGAATGTTATGGTTCGATAGTGTAAGCTTGCAGTTGTATGTTCGTTATGCTGATCCTAATTCAGTGCAGTGGGTGCCTGCTACTAATATAGCGGCGCTGAGTGGCGATATGCCTTTCCTGCCTTTGAGCGGTGGGACGGTCTCGGGCGTGACGACATTTAGTGCTGGCCTGTCGAGCCCGCGTATCAATAGCGATCTCGATGGCGCGCTATTGTTCATGGGTATGGGGTCCACAGCTGACTTCACGAAGAACTGGCTGTTTGGCAATATATATTGGTATGGCGGCCCAATTACGGCAGGTGATACGCTGGCGGGCAATGAGGTCGCGGCCAATAAGTTGCTTTTCGTTGACGCGGCGATCATTAACGTAGCCGACGCGCACGGGTTCTTCGTGCAATCGGCGATCCCCGGCAACACAGACGCGGCGAACACCGCGACGAGATCGGCCATGCACAACAAGATGGCCGTGACCGGACAGATTGGTGCGACACCAACGATAGGTCCATCGATTGTTCCCGCTAATTTCGCCTCACATTTGTCAATCGTCTACGCGAACGCCACTCAAGGCGGCGTCGGTGGATGGACTGCCGGAAACAATCCAGGCACCGGATATTTTCGCGGTTCACTATTTGGTGGAAACGATATCGCATGGTTGGCGTCTGGTGCGTCCAACTATTGGATGGTCGTGGGACGCGAAGTGGATGTGCAGATACTCGGCAC